CATTTGTTCATTATAGTTGTTAAAGATTTTGATTTAAATCCATGACATTCATCACCAAAGACTGTACCAAATCTATGAAACCAATCTGCTTGAAATTTATATATTGATTGCCATGTACTAATTACAACTCTTTTAGTTGTATTTTTATCTTTGCCTGAATATATTCTATGACAATGTTTTTCTACATTATAACCATATGTTTTAAAATCATTATACATTTGTTCAACTAAAGAAGTAGTTGGTACTATTATAAGAACATCATTATCAAATGATGTTAACATATATCGCATAAGAACATATATTATTAATGATTTACCAGAACCAGTCGGTGATAACAGTATGGCATTCTTTCTTTGTATTCCAGTGCATACTGCATCAAACTGATAATCTCTTATTTTAAATGGTAAGTTTAAAGCTTCAATAAACTTCATCATAAATTCTGGATTAATCTTGTTACCTTCATTAGGGCTACCGTAATCAGATTCTTCTATATCAATTTTATACTCACGAGCTTCTGCAAATGAAATTATCTGTGGAAATAAACCTGCAGATATTTCACCTGTAGTTTGATTGTATAATCTAATCTTACCGTCCCATAATCGATTACGATATGCAGGCATAAATTTATAGCCTGGCACATAGAAAGAAAAGAATTCTCTTAACTCTGCTCCTGCACTTCTATCGCATTCAACTTTAAGAATTGCGTGATTTAATTTCCTGACTCGAATTGTTTCCATCTAATTATATTCGATATCGTTTGATGTCGCCATTTTAAATTGTCTATTATTTCTGTTAATGTTTCTGTTACTGTTTTCCAATATTGTATTTTTTCTTCTGACTTTTGTATCTCAGGATCACTATCATAATAATATTCCATTTCACCTTTCAATACTTTAAGTCCATCAAATGGATCTGCCACCCAACCTTTTTCTTTAATTGTCTCATGATCCATTTTACCGTTGTAATATAGCCATTTATCTTTAAGTAATCTCTTTTGATCAAATTCTGCTCTTCTTAATTCAAGTTTAGCAGTTGACCATAACTGTATATATTTTGCGTGTAATATTGGGGTTTGACGAGATGTATCGTCGAGTTGATTATTATTAATTATACAGTCAGTTTGCCACATCTCGTGGACTTTTTTCAAGTCAATCATAATGTCTCCAATAATATATATTAACCAGTTACAGATCCAGTAACATCAAATGAATCAGTAATGGCACCTGTTGTCGCATTAAATGTTTTAATATCAAAATATGTAAATCTAAATGATGCACCAAATGTTAAGAAAGATTCAGCACCACTCGTTGCTTGAAACTGTATGTCAGTCAACGCAACAGGTAAACTATCTCTGTAAATGATTTGTGCTACAGCATTATTTGCACTATTTAATATTGATAGAGTAATATCAGCTGTAGAAGATGGTCTTTGCGTAGCATTTTTAAATCTATCAAGTGCTGACGTATTGTTTTGATCGAGTAATCGTCTCATCCAATTATGCATCTCAAGATAAGATTTCATATCTTCATCGAGAATAATATTAGCTAGCATTTCGTTATAAGTTAACTTATCACCCGGCATAGGTATAGCAGCTATTTTGCGGTATGATAAGTCTGCAGAGTTCATTATAACTCCAGCATGAGTAAAGTCTTGACAGAAGAATTCTAAGTTAGGATAGTTTTTTCTATCTATTACTAATTTAAAACCTGTCGGCTGTAAATAGTTAAAGTTACTAGTCAGCGCCATTTTTACACCTACAATTTATTCCACCACAGCTACCCCTTATTGGTCTATTAAGCATGGCTGCTAATGACAAACTTGAAGCTATGAATGACATGAATACAAATAATGTTATTAAAAATAATTCCATACTACTATTTATATAAAAAAAAGAGGGACTTCTGTCCCTCTTTTAAGTTATTAAGTACTAAGACTATGCACCTAGAATATTGTCAACTCTGAATATTCTGTAGTACTGGTTAGTCTTAACAGCGGCTAGGCCATCAGCAGGTGTTGCACCTACGAATGGGTTTGATGCCATTCCATATCTGGTTTTAAAACCAATTTTTGGCTGGAATGTGTCCTCACCAACTGCACGTACCATTGTTAATGGAACGTATGGGCAGTAGAAAAGACCAGCATCATATGGGTTAGTACCCTTATAACCTACTGTTACATAGTTTGCGCTTGCATACGGATCGATGTATACTTTTGTTCTACCGTTTAGTACGCCAGCAAAAGTACTACCTGTGTCATCAACATTTAAGTTTGTTGACATTGCAGGTGTATAATCCATCATACCAGCTGCAGATAATGCAGATGCTACATCAGATGAACATATGATAAAGTTTCCTTTACCTCTACGTGTCTCGATTGCTATTCGGTTACATTCTCTTTCGATTTGAAGAATTAAACCTTTGAACTTTTCAACTGACCATCTGCCGTCTGCATCTGTCTGAACGTTAAAGATACCGTTAACAGCTGTGTTAGATTGTAAAGCACCAGTTTTAGCTTGAGAGTTAATAGTTCTGATAACTTCTCTATTGATTTCAGCTAAGATTTCTGTTGACAAGATGTTTGCCAATTCTGTCTCAGCATCAAGACCGTGAATTGCTTTAAGGTCTTGAGCTAGTTCTAAGCTGTATTCAGCTTTTAACGCTCTTGACTTAGCAGTCACAGTTGCTTTTTCAATAGTGAAACCCATTTCTCTGAATGAAGTTTCTCCAGTAGAACCATGAGCTTCAGCTTCGGCTGTTGACATACCGCCTGCAGCTAATGCAGTTAGTCTATCATTATCGAGTGATGAATCTCCGTTTGAATCGGTGATATTATTTAAACCTGAAGCGTTATCAGAATCGTGAGTACCAGCACTGTCACCAGAAAACTGAGTCTCAGCTTCGTTGAATAGTGCTTCTCTATTTCCTGTTGCACCACCCCCGTATCTTGACTTCATGGCAAAGATTAAACCGGTTGGGCCAGACATTGGCTGCACACCACAGATGTCATATGCCATTAAGTTTGGCATAGCACGTCTTACGAGTGCGATTAATACTGGATTCCAGTTTGCTACTGATGATGTTGCGTTTCCTGGTGCAGCTTCAGAAATTAGGCCTTCTTCTCTAAGAGCGATTTCCTGATTCTCAAGTACTGCAGCAGTTACGGCTTTCTTATGATGATCTGAGATAGTACCAACTGACTCTTCGTTCAGTACTGGTGCCCATTTCTCGATCAATCTATCGTATGATACTGTCATTTTAGGACTCCCTATTTAATTGCAGTTTTCTTTATTGCTTTAAGATAAGAATCCATTGAACCGGTTGACTCTACTATTGGAGCGTCATCGTCTTCAATGATTTCTTCCTGGGTTTTTGTTGTCTTAGCGAAGTAAGATTCTTTTAACTGAGCAACTTTCATTGCGAAAGTTTCTTCGTCGTCAAAATCTACGTTCTCTGCTAATGACTTTAGCTTTTCGACTTGAGTTTCAGCCAAATCTTTGGTTGCCTCTCTAATGATAGACTCCCTCTTATATGTCTCTAACTCTTCAGCCATTTGAATTGACCTTTCAGTTGATTCGTTGAGTTTAGCCTCAAGTTCTTCAACGTTGTCTGCGAGTTCGTCAACAAGATCAACTTTATCCTCTGGTACCTCAATGTGAGACTCAACGAATAGGTCTTTTAACTTATTCATGAAATCTTCAGCAATTTCAGTTCTTAAACCATTTTGGATTGCTAACTTGTTTTCTTCCATCCAGCCTTCAACTACGTAGTTAAGATAGCTGTCTACTTTCTCCACAAGGTCCTTTTTGGTGCTTTCGATTTCTTCTGAAAGCTCCTCGTTATACTTCTCTTCTAGTCTGTCAATCTCTGCATTTATTTTTGTATTGATTGCAGCTTCAAAGATAGTTTCTGCTTTCTGCTTGAATTCATCAGACAGTGTAGCTTCCTCATTGACAAGTGCCTTAAGATCGTCTTTAAAGTCAACTTCGACTTTAACTTGATCTCTGATCTCTTCTTCAGCTTCTTCAGCAATAGCTATATCATCTGCAAATGTACCTTCTCCATACATAGCAGCTAATTGTTGCTTATTTTTACCTTGAAGCTTGCCAACCATAGCAGCAATTAAACCTGCTTTAGTCTTTGGCATTGGATCTTTCTTAGTGTTGTCACCTTTACGCTTTGGAGCAGTTCCAGTAGCATCACCTGCTTTGTCAATAGAAGCGACTGACTGTGCTTCAGCATTTTTAGGATCGTGAGCTTGAGCTTCCATGATTTCGTTCTCGTCTTCATGG